GCGGAATTGCGATCATAAGCGGGGGGATTGACGGTTCGGTTGGCCTGTCGGCTCCGCTTTCACCAGTTTCCACAGCAGGTGACCTTGCGGTTCTGACGTGGCAGTCGGGAGAAGTTGCACTGTTATGTAGATATGTATCTGCTTCTTTCATATTATTCAGTAATGTGAAGCAAATAATTACGGGATGGACGAAGAGTGGGCTCATTTACCACCGTTTGTCTTGTGCCACTGATAAGCTGACCATGCGTCCTTGAACTTGGGAGGGGCAGCGTTGCGGACAGCGTTGCCGGTCGATGTCTTCTTCAGCGTCTCGCGCTGTGCAGTTCTGACCGCCTCACTCTGCTGACGAGCCACTTGGCCCTTCACGATGAAGTAGGCGTCCTCCAGCTTCAGCTCAGGTCGCTCCATCAGGAGCTTGGCAACAGGCATGCGGATGTCGTCTGCTGTCAGATCGGGATGCTGCTGCTTGAAGCTGTCCAACGCCACCTGGCGACGCTGCGCCTCCAGATCTTGCTGAAGTGGCTGAAGCATCTGCTGCATCATCTGTGCGGCTTGCTTGTTGATCCGCTCCTGGAGCCCCTCGTCTGACCACGCGTCGTGCTGCAGTGGTGCGTCAGCCTGTGCGCGGACGTGCTGCGCAAACTCACTCTCAGTCATCAGCTTGCGGTCACGCTCCAGTTGAGCGCGCTCGGCTTCCAGCTGACGGCGGAGGTCAGAGATCTCCTGTGTCTTCTGAGTGTAGGATGCACGGAGGTTGCCCAGGAGTTTCCGCCCATTCTCAGGGAGGTGCTCGAGGATCTTCTTGTAGTCGGGCAGGCCCTTGTGTCCGCCCTTCAGGTCGGGATGCTCGTCCCACTCACTGCCCACCAGCTCATCCAGGGACAGATCATAATCCTCATCCGTGCCACCTGCCGTGCTGTCGGTTGCATTTATATCGGTAGCCCCTATTACACCACCGGTTCCTGTAGAAAGTGTCTCCTGCACGGAACCGCTGCTGTCGGCGATATTCTGTGCAGGTGCCCCTGAGGGCGTGGCTGCGTTGACTGACATGTGTTACATTCTCTCCATCATTAGTTTATCCATATCCTCGGAGCCCATCTCCTCAGACACCTCTTCCTCTTCTCCGCCCTCGTCTTCTTCGGGCATCTCTGACGTCGTCTTCTTGGTCAGAAAGCGCTTGAACTGAGGTGACTTCGCTGCCATGCCGATGCGACCAGCGAGGCCTTGAAGGCCGCTGTCGTCGGTGATCACAGTCAGATCGATCATTGCATCCTCAGGCAGTGCGCCCTCGGCGATTGCGTCACCGATTGCCTTGCTGAACATTGTGAGGATGCGCATGAAAGCGGGAGGCAGGGAGGACATTGTCCCACCGCCGAAGCGCTCATACTTCTCGTCGATGCCGAACAGGGGGAGCAGGCGGTTGGTCGCCTCCACCAGAGAGTTCGCAGCCTTGCCGCTGAACTTGCCCTTGGGGGACGCTGCTGCGTATGTCTCATCCTCTGCGGCCTCGACCTCGCCCTGGCGTGTCATCGCTTCAGCGCGCATCTTCTCGAGTTCCATCTTCTCATCTGGTGTCATGTTAGTTATCTCCTGTTTTAGCGTCGTGTTCATATGCTTGCTTCAGCATCTCGTGTGCTGGGAATGTCTCCGTAACAGCACGGATCTTATCCCCATCATACTTCTGTAGATTGTCCCTGTATGTCTTCGCGGTCGCATCGAGCTCGTCGCGCTCGTTCTTCTTTTCAGTCATGTAGTCGTTGTAAAAGTTCTCACCGCCCAGATCCTTCTCGTTGATGAAGCCACGTGACTTCATGATCCGCTCTTCCTCGCGTTTGTTGGTCACGTGTTGTCCGGCTGAGTAGGAGTAGAAGCCGCTGCCCTCGAGGCCCGAGTTCCATCCCGAATTCCAGAGTGTGGCTGTCTTAGCAGGAATGGACACCATCCGCTTGCTCTCCGCACCGCACTGCCGGCAGGTGATGGTTGCATCCCACTTGGCCAGCGCCTCGAACTTCCCGTGCTGAGGACACACTGCGTCATACAGTGGCATCAGGCGCCTCCGATGACGTCAGATACGGCAGCCTCAGTTTCGGGAGCCCCCGTCGTCGCCGCAGCCGAGGCGCTTGTCGGGGCGCCGGCAGATGCTGGGCTGTTGAGGAAGGAGGGCGGCAGGTCGTAGAGGCGGATGACCTCGCTCTTGATCTCTTCAGCTGGGACGCCCAACTGTGCCAGAGCAGGAAGAAGCTGAACGAGCTGCTGCTTCCGCACCATGTCAGTGAGTGGTGTGCCTGCGCTGTCAGTGGCGTAGAACTCCCAGTCAGCGTCGAGCTTGGCGACCGTGGCGACCTTTGCGCCCTCCTCAGTCGAGACGACCACTGTGTCACCGTCGTCGACGAGTGGGATCAGCATGCGGACGTAGAGGCCAGCGATCTGCTCGATGGTCGCGTCGCGGTCACGGGCCATCTTGCCCAGCTCTGACGACGTGTATTGCATGAGGGCTGAGATCTCGGTGGCCGTCGCCTTGGACGCCTCACCGCGTGTGAAGCCTGCTGTCAGTGAGCCCTTGTTCAAGTCAGCTTCAATGTAGTTGAGGTAAGCGGCGTGGTTGGAGCTGATGGGGACAACAGGGACGACGTCGATCAGGCCGGTAATTGTGTCGCTGTCTGTTGGTACCATCGCTCCATCCACACCGGACGTGATCTTCGCCAGCGCTTCCTCGTCGAAGGCGCCTTCCTTGTAGATGAACTGGCGGCTATCACGTCGCACCGCGTTGGCCCAGAATGTGCGTAGTATGTTCTTCTCGAAACACTGATCATAAATGCGGGCCATGGCGGAGTAGCCTTCCATCGGCCGGTCAGGACGACGGGAGAAGTAGAACGGGACGATGTTGGAGAGTGGTCGTCCGTCGAAGGTGTTGACTGGAACGGCGTCCTTGCTGAGGAGTTCCTCACCACTCTTCCACTGTGACGACCAGAACAGGAGCTCCTTGTTCAGGAAGTCGTACATCTCCACGATCTCGACGTAGAGGTATTCGTTGGGCAGGTCAGGCTGGTCGCCGTAGGAGCGGTAGCTGCGGTCGGTGTTGCGCTCGTAGTCGGTGAAGTAATCCTTCTGCGCGACACCGTGCCACTTCTTGGGGCCGAACTTGGCAGTGGCTTCGTCGACGCTGATGTAGTAGACGTGGCCGATGAAGCGACTGTCCTCCCATGCGGCAGCGTCGCGGTCGAGGATCACCTGCCACGGTGGGACAGCGCGCATGGCGACCTTGCCCAGGAGCGTGCTGCTCTCGCGTGGTGCCAGCTTGAGGAAGGAGTGCGTGTAGATGAGGGCCATCCGTGCGGCGTTCTCGATCTGCTGACGTGCGCCCTTCAGCCACGAGTTGGTCACTGCCTTGGTGAAAGCAATGTCCCCCTTGCCGCTGATGTCTGGGCCCAGCTCGATGCCGGGATACTTGGTGAAGAGCGAGCCCATCAGCGACTCGATCGCTGCGTAGGCGTCAGATGTCTCCACGCGGATGGAGCTATCAGCATCGACGCTGTCCATGTCCTCGTAGAACTTGGTCATGTAGGCGTTGCGGTAGCGGCGCATGTTGGGGCGCAGTTCGTCCCAGTAGTCAGTGTGCTGCTGGACGGCAGCGCGGATGAACTGGATCCTGTCTTTTTCTGTTCTTGCCATGACGATAACTATCTCCTAACTTGTCATAAATGTTTAATACCGACGCATTTCTTTCAGCGCGCCCCGTCCTCGTGCTTCTCTGATCCGCCGGTCGACGATCCACTGAGGAAGGAAGGGGCGATCGGGCACCGACACCTTCTTCGCACACTGCAGCGCGAGGGCCATCGCAATGACCGTGTCGCCGTGGTGGATGCCGTTGCGGGGGCAGAAGGGATTGCCGCGGTCGTCGACCTTGAAGGCTCGGAACTCGCCCACTGTCCAGCTGTCGAGGATTGTGATGCTCCCAGTGGATAGACGATCCTTCAGCTCCTCCAGCATCTTGGGCTTCGTTGCCGCGTTCGTGATCCAATCCTTGCCATCAGCGTCCTTCCACAGTGGCACGCCCATGTGCTTCAGTTCAGTGATGACGACACCGCCCCAGGTGCCGTTGCTCTCTGTCAGCACCTTCGCGCCCTTCCACTTGTTGGAGGCATCAGCGACCACCTGAGCCCACTCGGTCGGTGTCATCTGATTGGAGCGACGGACATCGACCACCTGACCGCTGCTCACTGAGACGACGACTGCAGCTGAGTAGTCACCGCCCGTGCCAGCGCCTGTGTCGACGCCGATCGCGTATCTGTCGTTGTGGTCGACTGACGCCAGTTGTCCGCCCTCTGCCTCGAGCTTGACGACTTGAATGTCCTTCAGCATCTGCGCAGGTATCCACGCCCCGTCTGTCTGAGCATAGGCATCGTCGACTGAGAGGGGATACTCGCGTCGGAACTTCGTCTCGCCCAGCTTGCCCATCATCCGCGCCATCCAGAACTGCTGGCCCGGTGTCAGATCGAGGTCGGGATCAGTTTCGAAGTCGTCAGGTGGCGCTTCACTGTATTCAGCGTGACTTGTCCATGGGAAGAAGAGGAAGTTCCAGTCGACCTGTTCAGCCTCCCACAGCTCGATCTCTCGGTGCAGTGGATCGCCCCAGTGGTTCGCAGTGCTCTCGATGCAGAGCTGTCCGCCGTTCAGGGCTGCGATCGCTGTTGCCTTCAGCTCGTCGGCGTTGGGAGTGAACGCGAACTCTGAGATGTGGAGCCCAGTCGCTGTGAATGAACGGAGCCCGCCCTTGCCCTCAGCTGATGCAGCCATCAGTGTCGCACCGGTGTCAGCGAGTGTCAGTGTGGTCGTGTTGTCGACGGAGAGTGGACGCTGAAGGGCACGTGGTAGTGACTTGAAGAAGCGCTTCTGAATGTCGAGGATGTGCTTTGCTGACGCCAGTTTGTGGCTGAGGGAGACATATGTCTGAGGATCGGGCGCTGTGTACCACTTCCAGAAGAAGAATGCTGCGACCGCTGTTGTGCTGCCGATCTGACGGGCCTTGAGCACCAGCGTGTCGTCCCCTGCTGCCAGCGCCTCGATGATCTCGATCTGCTCAGAGCGAAGCTTCAGTTTGACAGGTCGGCCCTTCTTGTCGACGATCTGAAGACGAGAGCAGAACAGGACAGGATCGGAGACGACGTCTTTTACGTTCATCAGCCCGCTTTCCTCAGCCATTCCTTCAGTTCAGATACCTTCTCCATCCGCGCCTGTTGGTTGTCCTCGTTCTTCTGGACGCTGATGATGCGCACCATCTCCATCAGGCCTGTCTTGCCCAGGAGCTTGATCTCCCCGTGCAGCTCGAGGTCATCGATGCACATCTCCAGCAGGTTCCACGACACCTCAGTGATGTTGCGATCCTTGATTGCTTTGCGAACCTTCCTGAAGCGCTGATTATTTTCAGCCCCGGTACTTTGTGCGTGTTCAGACATTGAGTGCACTCCTTATCAATAGTATCTATCATGATACACGCATTTATTCGGTGGGCGCAGATAATCTTTCGATCCTGATCCACTCGCACTTCCCGTTGTGGAGCACCTGGCCCATGATGTTCATGTAGTGGATGACATTGTCACCGCCCAGCCAGATGTGCCTGTCCTCATCGTCCACTTCGTAGAGGCCCCTGTAAGCTTCCTTTGCCAGCTTGAGGTCGATCACGAGGACGATCTCTTCTTTGTCTATCAGCGCGAGATCTCCTGCCTGCGGCCATTGTGGATACTTCATTCCCCCTCCCAGTATGTCGTCTCACCGCGCCTGTAGTGCATTCTGTTCTGCTCGGCTGCTGCGTCGGTGAAGTGCTTGTCTTCGATCGTGTAGTAGTTATTTGGTAGCAGCGCGTATTGTCCGGAGGATGTCTCGATCAGGGACAGTGGCTTGTGCTCCTGAGGATAGCGACTGAAGCCGTCTGACCAGTCGATCAGAATTCCTGTGTGCCTGCCGCGCCCCGTCTCTCTGCCCACCACTTGCAGGCCTTCGAGGTAGGGGAGGTGGAATGCTGTCATCGCCTCTCCCATGCCGCCCCAAGGTTGGAGTGTGCTGAGGGGCTTGCTGAAATCTTCGGTCGCTGATAGGGCGTGGAGTGGAAGGCCGCTCCAGTGTGCTCCACTCTCCAGCAGGACGTGACATAGCATTGCTTGCCCCACTCGGCAGTAGACGCCGTGCCAGATCCCACGTGTTGTTCCCTGAGGCATGTTGGGCCCAAGGTGGGAGTTCTGCACGTGGACGTAGAGGTGGTGCGGTAGTGGGCTGTGCTTACAGGCCATTGTCCAACTTCTCCAGCATCTGCCTGTATGTGGTAATGGGGCCACCTGGTGTGAGGACAGTGACGTCGTATGTCTGAAGGGAGCCACGTGGTGGTGTGTCGAGTGATATCACCACACCGAGGCCCTTCGAGTCGATGCCGCAATCTCTCATGTAGCCTGGTGGGCCGACGTAGATGCGCACCAGATCTCCCACCTGCAGCGTGTCGTTTGACCAGTCATTCACCGCGCACCTCGACACCTATTGTACCACTGTCCTTCGCGCCTGCACGTGCTCTACAGTGCTGCAGCCATGCTTCACCTACCAGCTCCTGAAACTCCTCTTCCTTTGCGAGCAGGCGCACACGCTCTTCAGTTGCTTGCTCCTCACCGCACAGCTGCTTGATGACTGCTCTTGCCATCTTGCGGAAGAGGATGCCGCGCACCTGACAGATGTTCTGCCTGGTGGTGGCTGTGATGTCCAGCTCAGGACATTTGACACCAACCTTGCGCATCATCAGAATGGATCCTCGCGCAGGCGCTGGATCTCGAGGTCGATCTGATCGCTGATCTGTGCAGGTGTCCAGACGAGGGATGTGGGATCCTGAGTGCCGTAGTGTGCAGCATACAGGTAGTTGCTCTCCTCGTTGGTGATTGTCTGCACCTTGGGCACGAGCCACACACGGAGGTGGTTGACGATGTCGTCGATGTCCCCTTGGTCGCACTTGCCGATGTCGACCTCGTGCTGCACGAAATCTTGGATCCTCTTCAGCTTCTTCTGCTTTGCCTTTAGATACTTCATTCTGCGTCCCTCCAGTTGATGAAACCGCCAGCCACAAAACTGCTGTTGATCGGTTCCTTAGTTCT